ATGAAAGAATTCTTGGGCTTCAAGATCTTTTCAACATCTGCTGTCGCTGCTGGTAAGAGCATGTGTTACCACACAACTGCGATTGGTTTGGGCATCAACTCTGATGTCTCAACTGAGATCAACTATGTTCCTGAGAAAGTTTCTCACCTTGCAACATCTATGATGTCTATGGGTTCTGTTGTTATTGATGACAACGGTATCTATGAACTCTTAGATAACAACTCATAAGGGGTCTGAACATGGCTTATAATGCAGCAAATCTGACTCGCCTTGCTGGTGCGTCTAATGGCTCTCTCTGGTTCTACACTTCAGCGGATGCAATCGCTGCGGTAAATACTGCTGGCTACTTTAACGATGCGGCAAACATGCTTGCAATTCGTGACGTAGTTATTTGTGTAGACACAAACACGCCAACAACACACTTTGTTAATGTGTTATCAAACACTGGCTCAGTTGTTGATGTTTCAGATGGCACTGTCATCGTTGAAACTGACGGCGATTAATAGGGGTGGGGGCATAAGCCCCCATACTTTTACATGGCAGTAACAAGTACTTCAGCAAACTCAGCGGTAGATGTATCAAGCCGCGCTCTTATCTTGATAGGTGCAGAGCCAATTACATCTTTTGATGATGGGAACAATGAAGCGCTTGTTGCTTCCAATATGTATGAAGACGTTGCTAGGTCTTCATTGGTAAACTGTAGGTGGCGCTTTGCGACCAATCAATCAGTTTTAAATAGATTATCAGATACACCAACAGGACGTTATGATGCTGCCTATCAGCTTCCGTCCGATTCTTTAATGGTTCATGCGGTTACAATTAACGATAGCCCAATTGAATATCAGACCTACGGTAATAAAGTTTTTTGTGACGCTACGTCAAACGAAACATTAATACTTGACTACACATTTAGGGCTGAAGAAGTTGATTGGCCTTCATACTTTGTAATGGCAGTAGAGTATGAGCTTGCTGCTGTGTTTGCTGTAGCGCTTGCGCGAGATGCCAGTCTGTCATCTTTAATGGAGCAAAAGGGTCAGATGGCTATGATTAAAGCCAGAAACCTAGACGCGCAGCAACAGACAACAAGAAAGCTTTTGACAACACGTTTTGTCTCGCAAAGGCGTAGCTAATGCAGAAAGTAAGAGTACCCATAACTAACTTCCAGTTTGGTGAAGTTAGCCCATCGTTGTATTCAAGGACTGATACAGCTGTATATACAGCATCGGCGCAAAGGGTTGAGAACTTGTTCTTACGCGCTGAAGGCGGTGTTATTAAACGCGCTGGTTTGCAAAACATCTACGCGTTTGACACTACCTATGACGCCACAAAAGTACAGCAATCTCGCTTGCTGCCTTTTATCTTCTCCGATGATGAGCGCTATATTATATCTATGGAGCATCAAAAGCTGAGGATCTTTCAGATCAATGCATCTACTGGGGCTGTTTCTTTAATTCAAACTATTACACAAGACACAAACAGTGCCGCGCTAAAGTTTACTCATACCTATATGCATGAGTTTACTTTCGCTCAAGCTGGCGATGTGATGTTTATATGCCACCCTACATTTATGCCGCAACAAATTGTGCGTACTGGATTAACTACATTTCAAGTAGAAACCTTTATCTTTGATGTAAAGTCGGACACTACTGAAATCTATCAACCTTATTATAGCTTTCATCCGCTTGACGTTACATTAGATCCGTCAGCGACAACTGGAACCGGTGTTACTCTTACAACAAGTGAGCCTTATTTTGATATAACCGGCAGTCAGTCTGGTGGTAATTACCCTGATTCTTTGCATGTTGGCGTTACATTAAAGTATCGAAAAGCAGAGATAGAAATAACATCCGTTCAATCTACAACCCAAGCGACTGGCACAGTTCAAGATAAACTAGAAACGCACCTTCAGCCAAATGCCTTTAGAACAACTGAGGGCAATGCTGATATTGAAGTTACGTTTGTTAATCATGGCATGAAGGTAAACGACAGCATTGTTGTTTCTCACGCTGGCTCTGTTGGCGGTATATCTAACAATCAGATTAATGGCACAAGAACTGTAGCTTCTATTGTTGATGATGATACATTTATTTTTGCAGCTGGTGCTAATGCAAATGAATCTGTTGATGGTGGTGGTACGCCAAAGCTAGAAACTCATGCGCCTACTGCAATTTGGGCAGAGCAATCTTACTCTGCTCTTCGTGGCTATCCTTCTGCAGTTACCTTTCATCAGAACAGATTAGTATTTGCTGGGACATTAGCGCAGCCAGATACTATTTGGTTTAGCAAATCAGCTTCATATTATAACTTTAATATATATGAAGGGCGAGATAATGATTCTATTCATCTGACTGCAAGCGTTGGTGAAGTAAACCAAATCCGTCACATTGTTTCTAATCGTGATCTACAAGTGTTTACCAGTACATCGGAAATGTATGTTCCGGCTTTCACCAATCAGCCTTTAACGCCGACTAACGCGCAAGTTAGAAGGCAAACACCATTTGGTGTAGATTTTGTTCGACCTCAATCTCTTGATGGCGCAACGTTGTTTGTGCAAAAAGGTGGAGCGATTGTAAGGGAGTATTTGTTTTCTGACGCTGAGGCCGCATATACTGCCGTACCAGTATCGTCTTTGTCTTCCCATCTAATCAAGACGCCTGTGGAGATGAACACTCTCTACGGCGCTATAGATCGCTCTGAGAGCTATGTCTTTATTGTTAACGCCGATGGCACAATGGCAGTGTTCAACTCTAACAGAGGAGAGCAACGCGCTGGCTGGGCTGAGTTTACAAGCCAAGGTAAGTTTCATTCTTGTATAACTGTAGATGACAGGGTGTTTGCTAATGTTGTTTTTAACACTGGCGCGGGAACTCAAAAGATTCATCTTTGCGAATTTGATTCTACTTACAATACAGATATGTCGGGAACATATACCGGCACGGCTGGTGTCTTTGATGTATCTGCCAATTTTGCCAACGGTGCTGTTGTTAATGTTATTAGCGGAAATAACTATGTTGGCGAGTTTACTGTTGCGTCTGGGAATGTAGATGTTTCTTCAATTGATAACACGCTAACAAGCGTTGAGATTGGGTATAAGTTTAATGTTAACCTTAAGACCAACCCGATAGACGTTCAGTCTGGAAGTGGGCCTGTTACTGGTCGCCCACGAAGCCTTGCAAGCGTTATTGTTGATTTAAACACCACGCTATCAGCAAGCGTAAATGGAACTAATCTAGTAATTAGGCAGGTAACAGATGACTTGTCACAACAGTTATCGCCGTTTACTGGTAAAAAAGAGTTTAGATTAATGGGGTATAATCGTGATCCTCAAGTAGAGATTACACAATCTGCACCATTATCTATGCAAGTAAATGGAATTATAGCGGAGCTTGTCTTCTAATGAGTTTACAACTTTTTGCAACAATAGTCGGCGGCGCTCTTCAAATGAAAGCGCAACAAGAGCAAGCCGCTGTTGCAGCTGCTAATGCAGAACAACAGGCTAAACAAAGAGAAATAGATTTAAAGCTTCAAAAGGTAGAAGCTTCTCAGCGCGCAACATCAAGGCTTGAAGAGTTTGAAAACGCTTTAGCAACTAATGAAGCATTGTTTGCAACAATGCGAGATATAGAAGCTTCACCTTATACAACTGTTGGGGCATTTCTTGGCGGTCAAGAAAAATTGGTTGCCAGAGATATATCAAGAAACAGCACTCAATCTCAACTTGAGCAAGGCCAAACACGCATATCCATTTTATCAGACAGGGCTAGATCTAAAAATTTATTACGCGCCGGTCAGCTTTCAGCAATGATTACTGCTGCAAATACTTTGTATAGAGTTAGCGAAACTTCAACAGGTAGCGGAAAACCTACAGGATCTTAGTAATATGGCAGTTATTAGACAGCAAACTCAATTCGTAAATAAACCAATCGGTGTTGTTCGCACCGACACAGGTGAGGATGAGATTTGGAAATCTGTAGCTGAAGTTGCTAGGCTTCTATCAGAAATCTCATATAAAAATTTAAGAGAAGACGCTAGAGATGCGGGCATTGATGCTGGCATGGCTGTTGATCGCGCAGAAATAACTACCTTTGATCCAGAAACACAAAAGCCTGTGGCTTTAACTGCCCCTAGAGGTATGGGCAGAATTGCAAGGCAAGCTAGAGAAGAGGTAATTGAAAGAAGATTTATATCATCTGTTCAATTTGAAATTGAAGAAAAGTCTAGAGAGATATCTTTAAAGTATCCTAATCCAAATCAGTACACTGAAATGATGGCCCGATACGTTGGGCAGATGAAGCAAAATGCAGGGCCACAATATCAAAACATAATTGATGAATCTGGTCGTGAGCTAATATCAAGAACTGAATTTAGCTTAGCTGTAGCCGCGCAAAAAGCAGCGCAAGCACAATTAGAAAGCTCTGCAAAGCTGCAAACATTTAAAGCGCTGCGCGAAGTTGAAATTAACTCAAACGTTAAACAAGAAGATTTTGATGTACTCTTTAAAGACTTCACAGAAAAAGCTGATACTCAGCTTAAAGTTACTGGCGATCAAATTCAGTACATTGAAAATTTAGATAAAGCTAGATTAGTAGCAGCTGGAAGAATTGCCACAAAACTTTCTACACAAACTGAAAATATGCCTAAGTCAGTAACAGTTGCGATTGAAGCTGCAATACTAGATCCAAGTTTAATTGGTTTAGTTACAGATCCAGCCTTAAGGGCGCAAGTTGGTAAACTACATACAACAAGTGGTGGCGTTAATTTAGATAAATTAGCTAGCAAATTTAGTGGCAATGTTGATTTAATAGATGAAAACCAACAGTTAATTGCAGATGAATATGTAGAAAGCAAATTCGGCCATTTTGATCAATGGGTGGCAGGAGCAAATAAGCTTAGCACATTGCAAGATCAAACTGATTATGTTTTAAATTACTTACAAAATTCTCCTGAAGTTAAGAATGCACCATCTCAAGCCAAGCAAGAATACACCAATCAGGTTCTTAACGTACTTGTAGATGTTCTTAATCGTAACATTTCACAGCAAGACTTTTCTGACGCTGACGTTGAGCGCATACAGCTTGCTATTACTACGAAAAACTTAGATCAGTTAAATGCTATTGGCAGCCCTGCTTTAAAGGAATCTTTAACTAAAATCATTAAGTCTGATATACCTCTTAAAGATAGAGATCTTATTGCTAAGGGTATTAAGGAAACTTTAACGACAACAAGAAATGTAAATATTTCTGAAGAAGCAGCTAGAAGACAGCTAATAGAAAATGAAGCAAGACAGGCTAGTGAGCTAGCTCAAGCCACAATTGCTGGACAAGAAAAAGCGGCTGGCATTGAGTTTGCAGAATTAAAAGGAAAACTTGAAGTAGCTGTGGCTAATGGTGAGTCAGGCAAAATTGAAATAGCACTCCAAGAATTGGTTGATTTAGGAGTTAAGTACGGCCCTAGATTATCACAAGAAGATCAAGAATTTATTGCAAGTAAGGCAAGCTCTGCTGGAGCTAAAGCTAGATTAAGTCAAGGCAGAAAACATTTTGATGATAATATAAATATACAATTGCTAAATGCTGAAAAGGCTGCACGTGATGATGGTTATTCTTATAACTCTGTATTAGAAATTTTAAAAACAGCTGAAAAAAATATTGAAAAAAGCACAGCCACTACTGCTCAAAAAAACACATGGCGCAGTAGAGTTGAAACTATTAAGAGCAATGCTTCTCAAGGCATAACAGATAGAGAATTTAGGGACGCAGAATTTACGTTGCGCGAAAGTATTAATGATCTTGAGACTACTGCTCCTACGGGCGAAATGAACATTGAATATTTTAATAAAGTTAAAAACAATCTTATAGACTTGCAGAAGGATTATCCTGACAAAATTGGCGCAGCTACCTTTCAAGATTTAAATAATAAACTAAAATCAGCCTACTCTACAAATGCTTCATCCTCTATTTTTACCAAGTTATCTGAAGGCACTATGGATACTGGTTTTTCCCCTCAAATTATTCGTAAGATAGAGCTGGCAGTTTCAAGTAATGACACAAGTGATTTAAGTGGTACTGCTAAAGAGGTTGCTGATAGTTTTCTAAAAATAAAAGGCACTGCTGGATTTAGTTCTGAGTTTAGCAAAATACAAACTGCTTTTATTCAGCAAGCAAATAAAATGTTTGCTGAGTATCAAGAGGAGCAGCAAAGACAACATGCAATTGAAAATGTAATACTTACTGGTAGTCAAGCGCCTCAAGAGCATATCGATATTTTTGAAACATATTTAACAGAAAAACTCGGCTTAGAAGAAGGTCAGGCTATAAACTATTCTGATCCTGATATTTACTATGCAGATGCAGAAAAAACTCAGCCAAGTGATTTTTATAAAATTTTAATTACTGCTGCTGGCAAAGGCGCTCTAACAAAAGGCTTTGCTCATTTTTTTAATTACGCTGCTACAACTGGAAACTTAAACGAAGAGCAAGCTGATCTTTTGTTTTCTTTGCATCAAGCGCTTACAAACTCAGAGCATAAAACTGCATCAGGCATTGGGCTAGGAACAGACGTCAATATCTTAGAAGTAGATGGACAATACAATATTAGCTCTGAGGCAATGGCTAATCTTAATGGTGCTATGATGGAGTATCGCCTTGGCGCTGCAAGCCCTCAAGCTGCACTAAGAGAAATTATTTCTAATAAAGGCGACATATCTCCAGCGGCTATGGAGGTTTATAAGAAAAGAATATTTGGTGACAGAACATTAAAGCAATGGGCGTCTTCTAATTTTCCAAACGCATCACCAAAAGCCCTTAGCGATCTTATGGCAATAGCAAACTTGCAAGCGCCAAACATGGCATCTGAAGATCAATTAATGAATTATATTAATAATTACATTGATGAGTTCTACACTAAAGATAAAAGAATGGGCGGCGAAACTATTGGTGGCAAATATTACGGTGGCGTTTCATCAATTCTTCCTAAAAAAAGTGATGTTGCTAGAATGGAAACAGCAACAACTCAAATGATTTATGACGTTTTAACAGATTTTGAAAAGCAGACACGAACAGAGATACCAAGCCAAAACATGTGGTTAGATCATTCTTGGTTTGGTTTGCAAAAAGCTAGAGATTCACAGCCCCTTATGGAAAAGCGTACTGCAGAAGGCGCAGAGCTTCAGTTTGATTGGAAGTGGGAAGCACATCCAACTCAAAAAGGTTTGTTTTATGTTACTGCTCCAACAAATGGATTACAAAAAAGATTAACTTACCCTATGCAAGTTGAGTTAGATGATGGATTAGTGCAAACAATAGAAGTACCTATTACTGTAAATGCATATGAATATTTATCTGAAGCGCCAAGAAACTCTAATCTTATAAATTTCTATCATGGTCGTTATATGAGCGCCGCTCAAAACGATCCTAATGGCGGTAGGGTTAAGGCTTTTTCTCCAATCTTTAAATCGTTTAGAGACAACCCATTGCTTACAGCACAGCCAGAAAATGATGCTTCTTTTCTTAGCTTTGCTGGATCTATCTTTATGGACTTTCCAGAAGAAACATTAACCACAATGAAGTTTAACGATGCTCTTATGTATGCGCGTATGCCTGAGTTA